AGAATACTTTCAGCAACACCTCTAAATATTTTGGAGGTTTCTGATATTCCTGTAATTACGGTTGACTCTGAAACTGGATTTGGTGCTATCTTGAAACCAATTCTTGGATCTATTACCCAAACATCAATTACCGGTCAAGATTCTCAATTGTCGGATGCACAGAAAATAATTAGAGATAGAATAGGTATTCAAACATCAATAGATTGTCCAACATAATATGAATTACGAAGCAAGAGATTATATTAGTGTAGGACCAAAGTTTAGAATTACTACAAATGATCCTTTAATGGGAGGAGATGGAACATCCGTTTATCAGATGTATGCTTACACAAATGATAATGATGTACATTTGCAGACTTTTACTGAAACAGGGTCTTATAAGATTTTAAATGACAAAGGAATTGAAATCGTCGCTGGAAATACAGGATCTGAGGGAAATGTTGATATTTGTCTCACTGGAATGGGTGGAGATATTTGTATCACTGCAATGAGTAATGGCACAGTAAAAATCAAAGGAAAAACTATTATGATTGAGGCAGTGGAAGATTTAGATATGAAAGCAGGTAGAAATATTAACTTAGTATCTGGATCTGGTAGAATTATTCAGAAAGCAAATAAAATAGATCAAGTTGCATTGACTGGTAATGCTATTCTTGACACATTTGGAAAGAGAGCATTCTCACTCTCTCCTGTTGGAAATGAATACATTAGTGATGTATTTGTTGGTGGATTAAATGTAATTGGTGCTATTAAAACGATTGTAGGAGTAGGATAATGTCAGCAGTAAATACTCTATTCAGTCTAATTGGATTTCCATTATTACCCAAAAAAGGTGAGGAAAAGTTTTATCACGATAATAGCACTTTCAATCAAAATGTAAGAGTTACTGGAGACTTAATTTCTCAAAGTAATTCTTTAACTCTTGGTGAAAAAGTAATTTGTGGAGATACTTATATAATATTAAATCCACTTAAAAGAAACGCGCAACTTCCAAATCTTTTTGTATCTGGAAATATTTTTGGATTTAGAAATCTAACTATTTCAAATATCTCCACTTTTAATAATACAGTCATTGCAAATCGTAATGTAATCATAAATGGTAGACTGCAACTTGCTTTTTGTGGAGATGTTGCCTCTAGAATTAACCGAGCAGACACACTTCCATCATCAGACATAAGATTAAAAGAAAATATTAGTCCAATCAAAAATGCTCTAGAAAAAGTATCTAAATTAAATGGAGTTGAGTATGACTTTAAATATTCAAAAGATTATGGTTACTTAAAGAAACATCAGATTGGTTTAATTGCACAGGAAGTAGAAAAAGTAATTCCTGAAATTGTATCCGAACAAGAAAATGGAAACCTAGCAGTATCTTATCAACATTTAACCGCTGTTTTGGTTGAAGCAATTAAAGAACAACAGTCTCAAATTGACAGTCTTAGAGAAGAAATTGAAAAATTAAAAAGTGGAGAAGGTAAATGAGCGAACAACTTACTAATTTATTATCTGAAAAAATAGAAGGAAATACTGGTTCAATTGAAGTATTGACAGAAAGAAGACCTGGAATACAAACAAATATTAATTTATTTTCCCCTGTTTGCAATACTATCGATAGTCAAATTGTTTCTATTGCTGCAAGTATTGTAACGATTCAAACTGAAATTGTTGGTTTATCTACGAATGCCTATGCTGTTGGTTGTGGAACTACAGGAGTAGGTGTCTCAACAATTTTTCCAGATACTGTAAGAAATTATAGTTATAATATCTCCACACAGTCTTATGATGGAAATTCCCCATATGATGTTAATATTGCTTTTTTAAGTTCTGGAAATGTTGGATTTGGAACCTTACTTGTTTATACTCAGAATGATTCTTCACAATCAGGAATAGGAACTCTTTATGTTGATATTGGAGTTTGTTATCGAACACCTTGTACTTCTGGCAATTGTGTTTCTTTTGCTTCCTCCATTACTGAAAAGCAAAATCAACTTACAATTCTTAGAAATCAATTAACAAGTTTAGTTACATCTTCTAATAGTGTAAAAGGTGAAAGAGTTGATTATGAAATAGAAAGATATGCAGGTAATTATACGATTCGTATTTTGACCGAAGAAAATACACGAATATCCACAGCAATCACAACAATTAAAAATTACTCTTAAAAATCTCTTGACATCAGGACTCAGACACCCTATAATACGGGAGTAATCAACGGAACACTGAATGAGTACTGCACAAGAGACCGTACAAGGTATTGTAATTGATGTCTGCACCCGCACCTTCCTTCTCCTGAGCGATCAGGGTAGTGAGCGTCTGGTAGAATGTGATACCGTTCAAGAGTTTATGAATGTTCTTGAAGTTGTGACTGCGAATCTTGATCCTGATCAAATTGAATATGCAGACCTTGCGGTTTATGGGCAGTGATGCTATAATATAAATATCGACAAACAACCAAATGGAAGTTTTCACGGTGGAAGAGTTTCAGGAACAATGGGATGAACTGATTGGAAGAGTAGAAGGTGGAGAGCACATAGGTATTGTTGATGAAAACGGAAAGGCAGCGATTATGATGCCTGCTGATGATGATCTCATACGAATACACACCGAGTTAAACAACGAGGCATCATAAACGCAGAAGCGAGTGAGACTTGGTAGTCAGAGGAGTCTTATAAACTCTTTCCGCCAGATTAGCGGCTTTGACCTGGTTCGAATCCAGGCACTCGTATTTGCTTACCCATTTTGTAGTGGGTTTTAGAGGGTAAGCAACAGTAAACCTACTTGAAAAAGGGAGAGTGAAAAACCCCAGCTGCAAGTCGGTGCGAAACAGACCTATGACTTGTATTGCGACCTTCTGTTTCACTGTATGGATCTCTCCCACTTGCCCGTTTGGCCCTCTGGTGAAGGCGATCTGCTCATAACAGATAGAAGGTCGGATCGTAACCGACAACGGGCACTTGACCATTATGCTATAATGGTCTTATATATGGGCGTGTATTCCAACGGCAGAGAAAATCGACTTAAAATCGATCCAGTGTCGGTTCGAATCCGACCACGCCTATCAAAAGTTCGTTCCTTATAAATAGTTGTACGGAACGAACTATTATGAGCATTAAACATAGGCATCATATTATTCCTAGACATATGGGTGGGAATAATAATGAAGAAAACTTAATAGAAGTTACTGTTGAGAGACACGCTATGTTTCACTATTGTAACTGGAAGTTGTGGGGTAAAGAAGAAGATAAGATTGCTTGGAAAACTTTAAGTGGTCAAATGACTTTGAGTGAAGCACAATATGAGGCAATAAAACTTGGCGCTAAAAAAACAGGTCAAGTAATGAAAAATAAAATGAAAGATAAAAAGTTAAAAGAAGAATGGTCTAATATGAAAAAAGAACACTGGAAAAGAGAAGAATATAGAGAAAAACAAATACCACGTCTTTTAGAACTTCAAAAAACTGCAAGTGTATTGGGAAATAGTGGAGAAGGTTTAAAAAAGAAAAAAGAAACTTATAAGCAAATAGGTCATCAACAAGGAAGTAATAACTCTCAATATGGGTCTATGTGGATTACAAATGGAACAAAAGAGGGAACGTATAAGATAAACAAAAACGAACCTATTCCAGAAGGTTACAGAAAGGGACGGGTATGTAAGTAAAAATAAATATAAGATACGGGAGTGAATCCTATGTCTTATCGTATCGACTCCGCATACTGCTGGTACAATGACGGCAGTATGATTGTGAAGATGTATTTTATCAACTCTGTTCCATTCACTTTCGATGAAATTCCCGATGGTCACCTATACGATCAGGATTTATGCAGAGAAGCAGATAAGAATCGTACATATGATCCAGAAGACTTGTATCGATCTTCATTTTATTTAATAGATGAGGAAGCACATCCAATGTTATTTCCAGTAGAATTGGAAAATCCAGAAGACCTTCCAGACGACTTTGAACTTGAATATGGGGAGGATTTGACTTCATAAATAAAAGATAGCAATATCTTAAGAAGTCATAATCCGATGCCTCTGAATAAGTTAAGCAACTTCATCAAGAATACCGATGGGCGCACATTATATGTAAATCCCAACGATTTAGACGCTACAGATTCGATTACTAATACTGGAAATTCGCTTGCTCAACCTTTTAAAACGATTCAGAGAGCACTTTTAGAGGCGGCAAGATTCTCTTTTGTGAATGGGAAGGGTAATGACTTAGTAGAAAAAACAACGATTCTTGTATTTCCTGGTGAGCACCTAATTGATAACAGACCTGGTTTTGCCATTTATGATAATGGTGGTACTGCTTATGCCGTTCCTCCAACAGGTGGAGCAGGATCTCCAGCACTTACTACATTATCTTTAGAATTAGAATCTAATTTTGATCTAACACAAGAAGATAATATTCTCTATAAGTTTAATAGTGTTAATGGTGGTGTTGTAATACCCAGAGGAACTTCACTTGTTGGTCTCGACTTAAGAAAAACAAAAATTAGACCAAAGTATGTCCCAAACCCAACAGATCCTCTTGTAGGAAAATCTGCAATTTTCAGAGTTACTGGTGCGTGTTACTTCTGGCAGTTTTCATTCTTTGATGCGGATGAGTCTGGTTTAGTTTATACTCATCCATCATTCTTCACAAGTAATTATCAGTCAGTTCCAAGATTCTCTCATCACAAACTCACTTGCTTTGAGTATGCTGATGGTGTCAATGAAGTCGGCACATATGGTCTGACTGACCTTGATATGTATTATAGCAAACTATCGAATGCTTTTAATTCATATCGTCCAATTCCAGCAGATGCAAAGTTTCCTGCAAGTGATGAAGACTTTGCAAAAATGGCCCCTGAATGGGAAATTGTTGGTGCATTTGCTTCTGATCCAATTGAAATTCAATCTGTTATTTCTGGAAATGGTACAACTGCAAGCACTTTAGTTACAGTTACGACTACAGAAGATCATAATTTAAATGCAGGAACTCCAATCAAAATTAAAGGAGTTAGTGTATCAACATATAATGTTTCAACCAAGGTACAAAATGTTCTGAGTGCAACTACATTTACATATTTACTTGAATCTTTCCCAATCACAATGGATCCAACTCCAGTAGTGACTGGAGCAACAGTAACTGTAGAAACAGACACAGTATCTGGTGCGTCTCCTTACATATTTAATGTCTCCTTACGTTCAGTATGGGGTATGAATGGAATGCACGCTGATGGTAGTAAAGCATCAGGATTCCGTTCAATGGTTGTTGCACAGTTTACCGCTGTGTCATTGCAAAAAGATGATCGTTCATTTGTAAAATATGATCCAGTAACAAGAACTTATAATGGTGTAAATTATTCTACTGTTTATGGTGGGGATCTGCCAACAGGATCATCACAGACAGATACTACAAAAGTTTATCACTTAGATCCTAATGCAATTTATAGGCAAGGGTGGGAAACAAGTCACATCAAAGTTACCAACGATTCATTTATTCAAGTAGTATCTGTTTTTGCAATTGGATTTAATAAGCACTTTGATATTGAGTCTGGTGGTGATGCTTCGATTACTAACTCAAACTCAAACTTTGGTCAAATATCACTTAACTCTGACGGATTTAAAGCAGAAGCATTTGATAAGGATAATAATGCCTTTATTACCTCAATTATTCCTCCAAGAAGCATTGACACTACTGTTGAAGAAGATATTGAATGGTTATCAATTGATGTTGGGTTAACAACAAATTCAACTTATAATCCAACTGGAAATAAACTCTATCTTTACGGACTAAACGCTATAGATAGTTTACCAGTTAGCGTCACTCAGGGATATCGTATTGGCGCTAGATATGGTGATAAACTATACCTTTCAATTAATAATACCGAATATTCTGCAAACATTTATATGCAGGATGGTATAACTAGTGCTTATAAAGTTTATGATGTTTCGACAGTATCAAGTTCAACCTTAACTTTTACTGGTAATCATACTCTTAATAATGGTGAAAAAATTATTATTAATAGTGAAACTGGAGATCTACCTGAAAATGTAACTCCACACATTGTTGGATATGCGATCACTTCTGGTGGTTTATCTGCAAATCAAATTAAATTAGCAACATCATTCACCAATGCTCTTAATAATGAAGCATTGACAATTTATGGAGGAGCACAACTTAAAGTCTATAGCAGAGTTTCTGATAAATCAGCAGGTGACATTGGATCTCCAATTCAGTTTGATACTGTAGCAGGAAATTGGTATATTAGTGTAAATAGTTCAAACCAAATTTATACTCAACTTAACACTCTTGGAGTAGCAGGATTAAGTGAAACAACTGATCTTGCTTATGTTAAGAGAATTGTTGATGATAGAAGTTTAGATGAAAGGATTTATAAAGTAAGAGTTGTTATTCCAAAAGAACTTATTGGGTCTAAAGATCCAGAAGATGGATTTATTCTTCAGGAATCTAGCACAACAGGTGCAAGAGCAGGAGATTTTTCTAGAACTAGTATTGCAAGTACTGACTTTGAATATAATAAAAATCCAAGATTTATTACAACTTGTACCTTAGCATCCTCTACTGTTACTGTATTAACTTCTTTACCGCATGATTTAAATATTGGAGATGTAGTAGTCATTCGTAATGTAACTGATAGTAGTAATACACTTGGACTATATGATCGCGGTTACAATGGTAAATTTGCTGTTGCATCCATTGTGAATGATATGTCATTTACACACTCTGTAATTGATGTAAATGGAAAAATACATACTCCAGGGGCGACGAGCACAAACAATATTAACTCTAGAACAACTGCAAATCAAGTTAGAGACTTGCCAAGATTTGAAAGAAATGATTGGCAATCAAATCTATATGTTTATCGTAATGAAGTTATTTCTCCTTATGTACAAGGATCTCAAGATGGAATCTATCATCTTTATCTCTTAAATGCAAGTAATAAAATTACAAATGAATTTACAAATCTTGAGTATTCTCAAAGTCCTGTAGATCTTTATCCTCAACTAGACAGAGATAATGTTGAAGAAAATCCACAATCTGCAAAGACATTCGCTCTTCGTGCTCCAATTGGAGATACAAATACAAGTGACCTTAAAAAGAGTATTACTAGAGAAACTGTAGATAAACTTTCAACTGCCATCGGAATTGGACAAACAATTTCTTCTGTTACTTCAGTATCGGCAACAAGTGCAACTCTTAACTTCCAAAGAAGACATGGATTTGGTGGAGTTGTTATAGGAACTTTATATACTCCTAATACAAACTATATTCCAGGAACTCATTATGATGTAAAACTTTTAAACACAGATCCAAATCCTTCAGTGGGAACTTGGAAAGGAGCAACAGCAAAGGTAGTTGTAGAATCTGGAGGAAATGTAAGTTCTGTATCAATTATTTCTAATGGTTCTGGATATACAAATGGTGAAGTTCTTTACCTAGACTCGTCAAGAGTAGGAAGTGGAGTTAATGCTACTTACACTATTGCAACGGCAGGAATATCCACAAATATTGGTGATGTAGTTCAAGTTACTGGAGTAGGAACTGCAACTGATGGATATTATAGAATCAGTGCTGTTAATTCTACAACTCAAATTTCAGTTGCCAAAACATCTGGAGATCCAACCCCAATTGAAGGTCAATATGTGCTTACAGTTGGTCCTTCTTCTAGAATTACTGCTACACCATATAATTCTACAACAGGAATTACTACCTTCACAACAGCAACTCCACATGGATTACTAAAAGGTAATAAATTTAGAGTTATTAACTCAACAAATAATAATCTTGGAGATTATGTTGTAAAAGAAAGAGTAGGTGTTACTACATTTACTGCAATTACCAATAATTCTTTGAGTGCTACAAATGGATTTATTCTCAAGCATGGATATTCTGCTAACCAAGCAATTTCTGATGTTAGAGAAGAAAATCTTGGAATTCGTCAATTTTCTTTCTATGATAGTGAACTTATTCAACTTTCAACAGCAATTTCAGATGACTCTGCAGCAACAACTCTTGTAGTTTCATCAATTAACTCTGGAATTGGAACCGATGAAAGATTTTCATTAGGATCTTACATTCAAGTTGATAATGAAATTATGAGAATCATTTCTTCAAACAATAATTCTCAATTTACAGTCATTCGTGGTGCTCTTGGAACTCGCAAAGAAAATCATGATGCAGGATCCTTAATTCGTAAGATTAATCCAATTGCAGTTGAATTCCGTAGACCTTCAACTCTTCGCGCTTCAGGTCATACTTTTGAGTATCTTGGATATGGTCCTGGTAATTATTCGACGGGTTTACCACAAGTTCAAGTTAAGTCGCTTTCAGAAAGAGAAGATTTCTTAGTTCAGTCTCAAGAAAGAGCAGGTGGTATTGTTGTATACACAGGTATGAACAATAGTGGTGACTTCTTTAGTGGAAACACAAAGACTTCTTCATCATCTGGTGAAGTTATTTCTTATGATATTCCATCACCAACTGTAACTGGTGAAGATCCTTCTAAATCGAGTGTTGTTTATGATGAAGTAACTGTAAAAGAAAGACTTCTTGTTGAAGGTGGAGATTCTGGCACGGTACTTTCTCAATTTGATGGACCTGTTACATTTAACAAGCAAATCAGAAGTAAAGATTCTTCTACTTTTAGTGGTCAGGTTAGAGTTACAAATACAACATCATCAGATTCAACTGGCAAAGGTGCTCTGACTGTTAAAGGTGGGGTTGGAGTTGGTGAAAACTTAAATGTTGGAGGAGAAACTACTCTTTTAAGTACGACTGATTCAACTTCATCAACCACTGGAGCATTAATTGTATCTGGAGGAGTTGGAATTGCTAAAAATTTAAATGTTGGTGGAACAGTATTAGTTACTGGAATATCAACATTCAGCAGTCTTCTTGATGCAAATGCTGGAGCGACTATTGATAATATTCAAATCGGAGTTACTGGTGATAACGAGATTGATACCTCTACTGGAAACTTGACGATCGATTCTGCTGGTGGAACTGTTACAATTGACGATCAATTAGTTGTAGCCGGAATATCAACATTCAGCAGTCTTCTTGATGCAAATGCTGGAGCGACTATTGATAATGTTCGTATTGGTGTTGCAAATGATAATACGATTGATACATCATCTGGAAATCTTAATCTATCTGCATCTGCGGGAAGTCTTGTTAACATTCTAACTGATACATCAATCACAGGAACTTTGAGTGTAACTGGAAATACAACACTTGGAACTGAAAACACTGATGTTACAACAGTCAATGGTGAATTAAGAGTTACACAAGACATCATTGCATTCTATACACCATCTGACAAAAATTGGAAAGATAACATTACTCCAATTAATGATTCACTTGCAAAAGTACTTTCAATTAGTGGAAATACATTTGATTGGAATGAAAAATCTAATCAAAGTGGTAAAGATATTGGTGTAGTTGCTCAAGAAGTACTTGAAGTTCTTCCAGAAGCAGTTGTTGAGAGAGAAGATGGACATCTTTCCGTTGCATATCATAAGATTGTTCCACTTCTTGTTGAAGCAATCAAAGAACTTTCTCACAAGGTCGAAGTTCTTGAGCAAAAGTTACAAGATAAATAACTAAAAACCATAGAAGATGGCAAATTTTAATAAGTCTTTTAACTTTAGAAATGGTGTACAGGTTGATAATGATAACTTTATTGTAAATTCGAATGGTTTGGTAGGAATAGGTACTACAATTCCTAGAGATTATATCCTTAATGTATATGGAAACACTAGAATAACTGGAATAGTTACTGCAAGTAATTTATATGTAACTAATTCTGTGACTGAAGGTATCTCTACGGTTGGTTTTTTAAGTGCAACTAATATAAAGGTTGGTGGAGCAGTCACTGCAACAACTTTCTATGGAAGTGCTTCGGGATTAACAGAAATATATGCTATTGCTGTTGACGGGTGGCATGTTAGTGGTGGATTTATTTCAACAACATCAAATGTTGGAATAGGCACTACACTACCATCAGGAAATCTTCAAATTGGTGTCGGTGTTACTATTAATAATAATGGAAATGCTACTTATAGTGGTATTTTAACAGCATATGCATTCAGTGGATTCGGTACTGATATAACAGGTATTAATGCATCTAACATTTCTTCTGGAACTTTATCCAATTCAAGACTTCCATCAAATATTAATATTTCTGGAGTAGTAACAGCATATGCATTCAGTGGATTCGGTACTGATATAACAGGTATTAATGCATCTAACATTTCTTCAGGAACTATAAGTAATAGCAGACTTCCTCAAAGTATTAATGTCACTGGCATCATAACTTCCTATAGTTTTAGTGGATTCGGTACTGATATAACAGGTATTAATGCATCTAACATTTCTTCAGGAACTATAAGTAATAGCAGACTTCCTCAAAGTATTAATGTATCAGGAGTTATTACTGCTTCAAATTTTTATGGAATTGCAAGTACTGCACAAACTTTAACAGGAAATCCAAATATTTCAGTCACCGATATATTTACTTCCGGTAATATAAATGTTGGAAATGGAGGAAATTCTTTTACAGTACTTAGTAATGGAAATGTTGGAATAGGAACTTCACTACCAACATCAGAACTTCAAATTAGAAAGTCATCAGGGTCACTTTTAGAGGTTGTATCTAATGGTGGAGAGGCAAGAATTAGTGTAGGACAATCTATAGGTGTAGGAAATAGTTCTTTTGTTTTGAGATTTGGCAATTCTACAGGTGTTTTAGATGTTATCAACAACGATGTTGGCGATGTAAAGACAATTATCCACGCTGGTACCGGTGCAGGAAGTACTGGCAACTTTAAGTGGGTTTATGGTCAGACAAATGCTGAGAGAATGACTCTCACTTATGATGGTAAATTAGGAATTAATAATATATCTCCGACTCATACTTTAAGTGTGGGTGGTGCAACAACAATTACTGGAAATGTTTATGTTAATAGTAACTTAACTGTTGGTGGCAATATTACTGGAAATATTAATTATCCATCAATAATTGACGGAACGAATCTGAATAATACTTCCGGAATTACTACTTTAAGTCAACTTAAAGTATCAAATAATGTTAATTTTGATGGTACAACTTTTGTTGGTTTAGGTACTGCAGTTGGTATTGGAACCACTATTTCAGAAACAAATTATGGATTAACCGTAAAAAACAACCTTTCTGCAAATTTTATTAATGTAATTGAGGGTATTGACACAAATACTGGATTTGTTACATCCACAACTGTAACTGCCACTGCAGGATTTAAAAGTAATGTTTTATCATCAAATTCTGTTCAGATAGATGTGTATTCATCTCCAAATAGAATAGTTTTTACAGTTCTTGGAATTGGGTCTACCACATTAAATTTATTCTAATATGACACTCACAGTAAGTAAAATTGGTCCATATTTTTCTAGTGGATCAATCTCATTTAGTCAATTACGATCTAATTTTAAAGAGACTTCTTCTGGTGTAGTACGTGCTTCAGAATTTTTAAGGGTTACTGATTTAACTAATACTAATCCTATTGTACCTGATGCCACTGAAAATAAAAATATATCAACATCATTAAATCTCAAATTATCACAATTTAGAAATTCTATCAAATATTATGATTTAAATCAAGCATCTGGAGATACTGATCTTAATCTAGACATTGCTTCATCTAGTTTGTGGAATGGTAATTTAGGAAAAAATATTGTAAAAAGGGTTAATCTTGCAGGAACTTCTGGATCATCTAACGAAAATTCTGCAGTCAGTTTAGTTGCTTCTGCAATTTACAATGTAATTCTTAATATTAGTGGGTCTATTTTTGGTAAAGGTGGATCTGCTAATGGGGGGAATGGTGGAAATGCTCTTCTTATAAACACAAATAATACCGGTACAGTTAAGATAAAAACTATCGGAGCATCATCGAAAGTTTATGGTGGAGGTGGTGGAGGTGGAAATAGTGGTAATGGAGGAAAAGGTGGAGATGGATATTATACAGTTACTTACTCTTATGAAACAAATGTAGGATGGTCTGGTATTAAAACTTATTCTTTCCCACCTGATGGTGAAGGTCCTAATGGAGTGTATTATGAATTATGTCATGATGCATGTCGTCAAGAGTTTGGATCTCAATATTATTGTAAACCAAAATGTTATAGAATTATAAATCAACCACCCGGAAATTGTGGATGTGAATGTAAATCCAATGAAGCAAATCAGCAAGGTGAATGTTTCTGTTGTCATAGAACAGATTATGGAAGTTATAATGTATACACTACAGGTGGTACTGGAGGATCTGCAAAATCTGGTGGTTTAGGTCAAGGTTACGGACAAACTAGAACTTTTGGTATTAATGCAGAAGGTGGTCTTGCTGGTGGCACTAATGCAGGAACTGGAGGATCTAGTGGTAGAAGTGGAAGTGGTGGATATTGGGGTGAAGATGGTGAAGATGGTGGTGATGGAGTTAAAGGAACTGATGGAAACTATACCCTTGCTCCCAATTTTGGAGAAATTAATGGTCCTACTTATGGTACTCCTAAAGGAATCGCAGGAAGAGCGATTGCTGGTAGTGGATATATTATAGATCCTAGCAGTATTTCTTCTGCATTTTTAGGACTTAGATAGATATTATATGAGTTTATAATAAATCTTATGGAAAATGAATATCCATCCTTACCAGAACAAGGAAAAAATTTAGCAAAATTTACTTTTGAGATTTTAAAAAGAGCAGTTGCAAATGGTGGTGCTTCTTTATTTGTTTCTGAAGAGGTACAAAGAGAAAGACTATCAATTTGTAAAAAGTGTCCAAAGTATGATGATTTACAGCATAGATGTAAGGAATGTGGTTGTAATCTAGGTGGAAAGGTGAAGTTTGCATTGGATTCTTGTCCATTAGGTAAATGGAAAGAATCCGATCAAGACTGGGTTTCTGAAGAATACGAAAACATCATTAAAAATCTGGATAAAGACATTCCAAAAAATATGCCACCAGAACCCATGTTTCCAAAACCAGAAGAACATAATTTAAATATTGGAGACAGATACACTTGGAATTATAAAGAGTGGGAATGGAATGGTAATGATTGGGAACCATTGACAAATACATAAAAACCATATAGACTACCTTTGTCCCGGTTGAAGATGAGAGTCTAAAGCTTTATAGGACACTTAAGAGACCGTCCACTGAGTCGCATCAGGGACGGTCTTCTGCTATAATAGTCTCATACGCAATGAACCCCGTGATTCAACTCCGTCCTCACCAACAACGCGGTCTTGAAGCAATGCTTAAGTATCGCATTGGTCAATTGATCATGCCGACTGGTGCTGGAAAGACTCTGACCATGATTGCTGATGCGATCAAAGAGTTTTCCAATAGCGATCATCGTACGATTGTGGTGGTTGCTCCAAGAATCATGCTAGCGGAGCAATTGTCTTCTGAGTTTCTTGAGTTTATCACTAACGCTGCCGTTCTTCATGTGCATAGTGGTGAGACACATCATTTTAGCACTACTAGTCCGAATAGGATTTTTGCGTGGAACTATCACAACAAAGGTCACAAACTGATCTTCACCACCTACAACTCTTTGCAGCGTCTGCAACAGGCAGACATTCACATTGACACTATTTACTTTGATGAAGCACATAACAGCGTTAAGAGTCATTTTTTCCCTGCTACAAAACACTTCTCTGCTACTGCTAACCGCTGTTATTTCTTCACTGCTACTCCTAAGCATTCTGCTACGATTTCCAAACCTGGGATGAATGATGGATCTGTGTATGGTCAAGTGATTTGTAATGTTCCTGCTCCTGAATTGGTTGAGGGTGGTTTCATTGTTCCTCCTCAAGTTTGTGTGAGTCAAGTCAATGCAATTCGTGATAAAGATGATGCAGCAGAGCGTGATTGCATGACTCTTCTGGATACGATTCTCAATGAGGATAATATGCAAAAGGTTCTGGTAGCAGCGCCCAATACCAAAGTGTTGATTAGGATGCTTGCAGAGACTGAATTCATGACAGAAGTTCAGTCTTATGGGTATGATGTGCTGTGGGTTACAGCAAAGTATGGTGCGTTCATCAACAATCAAAAGGTTTCCCGTGAGGTATTTTTCGATACTCTGACTGCATGGGGTAAGGATCCTGAGAAGAAGTTTATCATTCTTCACTACAGCATTCTGTCTGAGGGTATCAACTGCCCTGGATTGACCTCCTGCGTCCTCATGAGGAACATGGATTACATCTCTATGGCACAGACCATCGGTAGGGTGATTCGCCTCCATCCAGACGATTCTAAGCGCCTCTCAGAGGGGACTTTGACTCCTGGTAAGACGGAAGATTATGTGAAGTCCTATGGGTTCATCCATGTTCCCGTGTATAGTAATGTCGGTATCGCAACTGCCAAACGCCTGCAGAGTGTCGCTGAGACAATCTTTGTTCAAGGCGAACCTGCAATTTCTACCATCAAACGCTGAGGTATTTAATTATGAAACATCGTGTTACCTGCATGGTTAGTGGTCAAACATTCTATGTTGAATGTTATGCCCGTAATCGTCAAGAAGCAGTTCAAGTTGCTCTTGCACAATATCCAAATGCCCGTGTTATGTCCTCTACTGTTGTATTTTAATGAATAATATTCAAAATGAAAGTCTTCTGAATCCAAAACCAGGAGATCCGAATGGTTATGTGTCTAAGGATGGTGAATGGGCAGCTTTGCCATGGGGTAAAAAATTTATTATTGTATATAAAGGTCAACAAGTCCATACTGCAAATAACTACAAAACTGCTAGGTCTTACATTCAAAAAGCAATTAAAGGTAAATCTGTCTCTTCTTTGGATAAATTCCTATGACACAAACATTCAAATGTACATCTGATGCCCCTTATGATAGGCATGATTATGAAATTGTATTGAAGAGTGGTAAAATCCAGTTTTTTGATAATTGGGAGGATACCTGGATGTATTGGTATCAAAATTGTCAGATTCCAGATTTTTTAGATGTTATAATTGTAAAAGATAAAAAAAAGGTTAAGAGCAAAGGATTTGCTCAATAAATATTTTTTAGAATAGGAAAATAGCATGGTTGTTCTACTTGCATCAACCATTATCTCTTGTAGTGATGCATTGAGTATTATTCATCGAGTTACAAAAATTGTCGGATTGACTGAAGTTCAAAAAACAGAAATCATTCACGAAATCCGAAAAGTTATTCCTTCTTGCCCTATTAAAGTAATTAAAAAATGATTGAAAGATGAATACCACATACATTTACTTTGTTGTATTTTTTTGTATTGCTTACTTGATTGTTACCGATCAATCTGTAGCGAGGGCATTTTACATGCTGACTCAACTAGCAAGAGTGGAATATGAAAAAGTAAAGTGGTGGATACTTCATAATCCAGCGAATCCCATTGTGAAGTATTTTATGTGGCGTCGATCTATAAAACTCGCAAAGGAGTTGATGGATGAATATGAAAATAAAAATAAGTAATAATGCTTATTCGTCATTGTTGGCGTCAAAGAGATTGAAGACACTTTTTGAACTGTCCACTAACCCTTGACTTTTACGGTTGAGGGTTTTATAGTATGTGAAACACCGTAAGATGATGAACTACCAATTCCCAAACCTCAATCACATTGACGACGTTCTTCCTCACATTGAAGGTTGGGATGAATTCCGTGTAATGGAAAAAGGTTGGTACACAGTAATCAACTACATGGTGGCATTTGAAGAAACGTTCTCTTACGATTCTCCTGACGGTAGTGATTCATATCTGAACACTACTATTCGCCGTGAGTGCCGTGGTCTTATTTTTGATACTGAAACTGGTGCTCTGATCTCACGCCCATATCATAAATTCTTCAATGCTGGAGAACGTGATGAAACTCAAGTGAATAAAATCAATCTCTATGAACCTCATGTAGTTCTGGAGAAATTGGATGGTTCCATGATTCGTCCGATTCCTACTAAAGAGGGTTTCCGTCTTGCAACTAAAGCAGGTATTACGGATGTTGCGATGAACGCAGAAGTGTTTATTGCTGATAAGTCTTATTATGCTCACTTTATTCTCAAGTCCCTCCAAAAAGGATTTACTCCTATTTTTGAATGGTGTTCTCGTAAGAACCGTATTGTGGTGGATTATCCAGAAGACCAACTTATTCTGACTGCCATGCGCGATAAAACTACTGGTTCTTATGTAACTTATGAAGTTATGAAGAATTATGCAACTGCTTGGGGTATTCCAGTAGTTAAAGCAGTGGATGGTCTTTCTGTTCAGAACATTGAGTTGTTTGTGAAACAAGTCCGTGAATGGGATGATGGTGAAGGTGTTGTTCTCCGTTTTGATACTGGTCATATGGTCAAAGTCAAGGCAGATGATTACGTTCTCCGCCACAAGTCCAAGGATGCCATCAATCAAGAAAAAAACGTGATTGAGACCATTCTGGATGACGCTGTGGATGACCTTGTTCCTCTTTTGACCCCAGAGGATGCAGAACGTGTTAAGGCGTTTCAAAATGCCTTCTGGGCATCTGTTACTGATCTTTGTATTGACATGGATCATTTGTTTGGCATGGGCAACAAAAAATATCCCGATAAAAAGGATTTTGCTGTTGAATATGTGCAGAAAGAAACTCTTCCCATCTATGCTCCTATCATGTATGGTATGAAGAATGGTAAAGGATCAAAACAAATTATTGTTGATATGATCCGTAAATCGCTTACAACTCAAACCAAAGTTGATGAAAATCGCTGGTTGTGGGGCGGACTAAACTGGAACTATTCCAACATAGATAATATGAATTAATTAAAGGTCGATGGAAAACTTATTAATTGAACCAAATAAAACGATACTTGTGCTTAATGCAAGTTATGAACCCATTAATTTTACAAATTGGAGAAGAGCAATCGTTCTTCTTCTGAAAGAGAAAGCACAGCGTTTGTCTGCCCGTGTAATTCGCTTGGTCAATTATATTAAGTTGCCCATCGAAAAAATTATGACAAACAAACCATCACGACATATGATTTACAAACGTGATGATCACATGTGCCAATACTGTGGATCTTTCAAAGATTTAACGATTGATCACGTAATTCCACGTTCCCGTGGTGGTGTAGATTCCTGGGAAAACATGGTAGTTGCATGTATGCCTTGCAATACCCATAAGGGAGATAAGACTCCAGAAGAATGGGGAAGACCACTTTACCGAAAACCAAAAGTACCATTTAACAAAATGACACTTGCCCTAAACAAAAGTAATGTGTCCGAATGGAAGGAGTATGTTTATGTCTGAACTTGTAATGCTTTGTGGAATTCCTACTTCTGGGAAGTCCACATATGTGAAAAGACTGAAGAAACTGGACTACTGGAAAGATGCAGTAGTCCTTTCTACAGATAATTACATCGAAGAATATGCCAAACGTGTTGGGCAGACTTACAATGAAGTCTTTGATGATGTCATTCCTGATGCTACTCGTCAGTTGGAGATTGCTTTTATTGAGGCAAAGGACAAAGGGAAGGACATTATTTTTGACCAAACAAATTTATCTAAAAAGACCCGAAGGAAAAAACTTTCTAAACTTCCTTCCTATTATAGGAGGGGTGTGGTATACTTTGAAATATCCCTAGAAGAGGCACTAGAACGAAACAAACATCGTGAAGGAAAGTTCATTCCCGAAAGTATTCTGAAACGAATGTGGCATCAGTTTGAAATTCCAACTCACAATGAGGACTTTGATTATGTTGAAAAAGTTGAAAGTTAAGCAACAATATAACCATCACTTTGAATATAAAAATGACATTGATCGGATTGTAAAAATCTTTGCTGATCATGGTTATGAAATCTCACACTCTGATGCTGTTCATGCTTGGGAGCAATACTCTGATAGTATGGCAGCAGGTTGGATGAGTTTGGGTGAGGATGATGAAGTTTTCCAGGATGCTTTTTATTATTTTGAGGAAGTGTGATGACCAAGCGTAATTGCTTCATTTTTGATTTGGACGGAACCATTTGTGATGTTCGCCATCGTCGTCAGTATGTTGCAACCAAACCACGCAACTGGGATGCCTGGAACGCTGGTCTGGTGAATGACAAACCGCATAGACCAGTTCAAATGGTTTATCAGGCACTTCGTAGTTCCTATGAAACTGATTTGATTATTGTTTCTGGTCGTTCTGATGACTATGAAAATCAAACTGTCAATTGGTTGACCGAAAACGAAATCTTCTACGATAAACTTTATATGCGAAAGTATAAGGATCATCGTGATGATTCTGTAGTCAAAGGTGAGATTGCCGATGAGATTCTGCAAACTCATAACATTCTTGGAGTTTTTGATGATCGACAAAGGGTCGTCAATATGTGGCAAGAACGTGGTATCTGGACTTTTGATGTTGGACAGGGCGCAGGTAATTTTTAATTATGACTGAAGAATCACAAACATTATGACTTGATTGTTTTGGACAAAAATGATATGCTACAACTAGCGCAGGAACTAAAAGAATGAAAATCTTTCAAGTAGCAAAATGGTATACCAGAGAAGATTATGGTAAAGAATATTGCTTAACTCTTTTCTTTAATGAACATCATGCACTTCTCCAAGTTGCATTTGATATTGGTGAGTATGGTTCTTGGATTGAATGTCCTTATCTTCAAATCTCTATGGGATATGGAAGACTGTTTTCCTTCTTATTTTCTCTTGGTAAATTAGGTTTTACTTTTGATATTGCTGGTCGCAACTGGCGTGATGAGTCTTTTTATGTTCAAGAGGTAAAAGAATGAGTATTTCGCAAGGTTTAGTAATGGAAGAGAATGAAGATCCTGGATTTGAGATCATTCATTTGTCTTTTCGCAAGAGACTATCTGAAAGCATGTATGGTGGTCCAGTAGACTATTATATTGGTAATATTGTATTTCGATTGACAGACCCAGATGCAATCAATCGAATGAAATATTACATGGAAGATAATGAAGACCTCAGTGTAGCACCAGATCTAGAGTTGTTAGAAAAGTATTACGAAGGTCTTCACTTTGTATTTGAAAATCCAGAACATGCAATTCTTACTGATGATATTCCAGAAGAAGAAAGATATGCACCACTTGACATTCGCAACAAGAATGGCATCAAATATGAAGATGTATTCATTCGTGCTTATCGTCGCAACATGGCACCACTTCATGACTTTATTGAATATAATGAAAAGTTTGATTGTTACCGAATGCACGAATACTTTCAAGACACACCAGTTGTTCGTGGCATAATGCAATATCTACAAGACATGAAAGATGGTAAACCAAATCCTAGTAGAACGGTTTATCATGAACAATTTATTAACACACTTGAAAACCTCTGCTGGTGGTGGGACTGATGAAAGAATTACCTGATAAACTGCAACTTGATATTATGTGGACTGTGGCAACTAGTTCCGCAATTGAAACAAGAGAAAAACCTCATATTATATTTGCTAAACTTTTATATAATGACTTAACTGATAAAGATATTGGTGTAAAATTGGGAGACAAGGACACTTAAAGGACTGGCACAAGGGCACTTGATTTTGGGTGCTCTTTCTGGTATTATACATTTATAAATCAAAAACCCCCAAAATGTATAAGGCATCTCTCAAAGTTTCTTTTGATTCTGAATGGACTTCTACTAGTTACAGTAGTGGTTTTGATGATATGATGCTCCCCGAAGAGCATTATACTTTTCAGATTCCTGCTGAAGACCTTAATGTTCATCAACTGTTTCGTTTCTTCGCAACCGTTGCCCGTGCAATGGGTCATGATGAAATCAACATTATGAAAGGTGCTTGTGGTGTTGCATTTGGTGAAGATCGAAGAGAAGAAGATATGCGTAAAGTTGCCGATGAATTCGAACTGACTTTGGGTGAAGACCTGAGGAAGAAGTTTGATGACATGCAACAGGCAGAAGAAGAATGGGCACGATTGAAAAAAGGTCCGATGGGAACTGTACTGTCTGATGAGGAAGAACAATGCAGTTCGAATTCAACTTTGTAAAACCTGGTGTTTTTTCCCTACCAGAATCTGACTGGTGGGGATTTGACCCAAACGACCACATTGAAATACAACCACATTGGACATTAGCACATCTAGCAGTCGAAATGGAATTGTTCCCCTCAGTCGGACAAGCAAAGAAGAATGGGTGGGATGGACCTATACCCGAAGGATTTACAGAGAAGAAGGGTATTGGAAAGATGAAAAAGTCTATGTTTATTCACAATCCTCCTGATGAGTTTTTTCAGAAAGACACTTGAGGAACTGGCACAGGGCATCTCCACAGGTGCCCTTTTTTCGTTGTATAATGACTTCATAAGCAACCAAACCGATGACTGACCAACAACAAATCACCGATGCTTTTATGAGGGACTTTGAGGAACTCCTGCGTCGTTATAATGCCTCTTTTGATGTATGTTATGGCAATCCAGAGATTGACTTTGATGGTATCTATGATGATAACCACAATCAGGTAAGACCTTACATCAACTTTCAACTGCCCAATTACATCAATCCTAACCGATGACTTACTCAATCACAAAACAAATCCGTATTCATCACAAAGAAGATGGTTGGTTCTATCAATTTACTAATGATGGTGAAGTTTTTGTAGAGATTACTCATTATACAACTCACGGGATTGAAGAACGAAAAACTGGAGAACCATTCTACATTCCCAAAGATTGTATTATTGATTTTATTGAAGTCCTCACTGAAATGCGATGAACCACGAAGCAGAAATCAAAGTTCTTAAAAAAAGTTAGATATATTTTTACTATTGATGCTTCTTGTAGTTTTTGTCCTTTTAGTTTGCTGACCTGGAGAACCTGAAATGAACTACCATAAATAACAATACCTGTAAGTCGCATTATAGGTGGAAAAGGTGCTTTCGGGCACCTTTTCTTGTATAAATAGTATTGCGACTTACAGAGTAGAAATGAACTATCTAAAAGTTTATTGTAATCTCATCAGGAAAGCAGAGAACAGAACTCCACCTGATGGATATACAGAAAAACACCACATCTTTCCAGTAAGTATTTACGGAAAGAATAATAGAGTTGTAGTTCTTACTTCAAGAGAACATTATGTTGCTCACGCACTACTTGAAAAAATATGTATCCAAAGATATGGATTGAACGACCAAAAAACCATAAAGATGGTTTATGCCCACACAAGTATGAAAGCAAATGGAAATTATGTAAATTCTTATCTTTATGAAAGTGCGAGGATAAGAAGAAAAATGTTGATGAGTGGTAAAAATAATCCTATGTATGGTATTTCAAGATACAAATATTCTAATCCTTGGTATGGTAAAAAACATAGTGAAAGGACAAAACTGATGATGAAGGAGAGATGGAGATTGAGGTTGGAAAATGGTTTTGTTTCTCGTTCTATTGGTAGAAAAATGAGTGAGGAACAAATCCTTTCTATGAGTAAAGAGTTTTGTGTAGTTAGTCCTGATGGTGAAGTAGTAAGAGGAATAAATCAAACTGATTTTTGTAAAAAAAATAATTTAGACCAAGGTGGATTTAATAGAATGGTAAATGGAAAAAGCAAAACCTGTAAGGGATGGACACTTTATAAACCGGCACAGGAGGCACCAAAACCTTGTGTGGATGCTGTATAATACTCTTATACACAACAAACCGATGAAACAACTTAAACTCTTTCAATACGATAAAAAAGTTTGGGAAGGTGGTGAAACTTCACGCACTTGGCAGTTTGGTATCATCAACAATCGTTCATTACTCTGGGTTAATTATGAGAACCCCAGTAGTTTAGTTCATAGTAATGGTGGATTACACATCCTGCTCTCATTTTTCACTTCTTCTTCTTTGTTTGGAGCAGATTTTCAGTTTGGTGATGTTGGATTGAGTTTCAACTTTTTCACAGAATACTTTGATGGGTGGAATGACTGATGTTCAACTTCAAAGAGGACTGGGAAGAACCAACTCGTAAGGCAATTCAAAAAATGCTGACTTATAAGGGATACATTCCATCCAAAGACCTCAACGAGTATCAGTATCAAACCTATCTCAAAGTAGCAACATCACACGAATTAGAACTGGATATTATTAGTGTAGAAACGATGCGTAAAGTAAATGAGGAAGAATTATGATTAAAATCTATTGTGTGGTTGATAATGTTGATTTGGGTTATCACGTTCTGTGTGCTTCCACTTCCAAGGATAAAGCAC